AGCCATTTCTAGCCTCCGAAAATGTTCTTTGTCATTTTTTCTGCGAGATTACCCATTTGGATCTCTCGCTGCAAATCTAATCTGTCTTGCGCAGTTTGATCTTTCATCTTCGCAACATCAATCTGCGTGTCGATACGCTCTTCAGTAAGCTCTCGTTGCGTATCAAGCCGCTCCTGATCCAGACCAAATCGCTTCTCTGCTTCTTCTGCTTTACGTTCAACATCGGCAGCTTTGATATCAAGCTCTTCGCGTCTGAGTTCAACTAATGGATCATCAGGCTTCTTCATCTCAAATGCGGGTGCGATCTGAGACACTAGCTGCGCAGTAATCTGCGCGACTTTATTTTCCAACATAACCTGCATCTGTTGTTGCATTTGCTGCATTTGCGGGTTCTGTTGAGGTGGCTGACCTGGTTGCGGTGGCATACCTTGAGGCGGCATACCTTGAGGCGGCATACCGGGCATACCGGGCATACCTTGAGGTGGCATCTGTGGTTGCATTTGTTGCATCTGTTGCATCTGTTGTTGCATCTGCATGATCTCTGGATCCTGCTGCGCTTGTTGTCTTGCCATTAGATCAATGTGTCCGTAAACATGGCCCTGAACAATTCCCTGCATCTGCGGATTTGCCTGACAGATTGCAGAATTGTAGAACGCCATATGAATAGCAATGTGAGCCTGATGGTCCTGATCTGGGAACGGCACAGCAGGCTTCATGGTCGTAAACCCGCCATTCTCAAGTGCTGCTGCAATAGGTTGCGGTTCCGGCGGGGGCGGAGGAGGCGGCAGAATCTGATCGACCTGCTGCACACCCATTGCCTCATACATGCGCTTGTACGCATTGTAGATGCCCATCGGACCATGAATCTCTGGTGCGGCCTGCACCATCTTCAACATTTCCTGTGCCAGCATGACACGCTGACTCATTGAGAAGATGTTAGGATCACTGACCGGAATAATATCAATACGGTCATCAAAGTCAGCCTGCTTGACGCTTTGATCACCATTAGCCGTCATGTACGGATACTGTTGCGGCAGATAATCTTTAAAGAGATTCGCGAGTAAGTTGAACTCTATACGCTGCGAGTAATGTAATCGTTTATGAATCGCACTCATTACGCGACTACCGCGCTCAAGCAATGCGACTGTTGTACCTACTGGTGCTTCCTGATTACCATCACCAACCTGCATATCACCGATCGATGCAAATCGTCGGCCTGCTTCAACCAACATGCCTAACAGATTAAGCAGTGTGCCGCTGGGTTCCTTGAACGGCAGAGGCATCAATGCTTCGCGTAAAGAACCGCCAGGTGCGTCCATGTCTCTGAACTCACCTGGCTGAAGAGGCACATCGTCGTCACGGATACGAATGCCTCTGGCTTTAAAACCAGCGGGTAAATTAGATAGCGTGCCTGCATCAATCAACTGTCTGAGGATCGAGGTTGCGCCTCGAGACAGACCGCCGATCATGTGGGTCAGGCCAAAACCATAGAAGCCTACACCAGGCAAAAACTTGTAGTGAACAAAATAGTCCACTCGCTTGCGCATAGGATCCTGTTGATTGTAGTTTCTGCGAATTGACAGGACCGTTGATTGTTTCGGTAACAGCGTAACAATGTATGGCAGCTTAATGCCTGTCTCTTCACCCTGCGCGTTGACATCCTCAAAACCGGGGATATCCAACTCAACGTGCATTTCAAGTACTTCACATTCATCGGAGCCGGAACCGCCTGATGGTTTAACACCCTGCAGTTCATCGATCTCTTCATCGACACCATCATCACCATAGGAGGGGTCATCGATGTAAGACACAGGTGATTTTTTGTAGAAACCTGCTTCCTGCATCTTCTTCACATCATTGATAGACATATCAACAAGGTGAGTAATTCGTGTTGCGCTATCGAGACTGGATGCACCGTAAGGCACAATCAGTTTTTCTGACGGGATAAAACGCGATACCGGACGATCAAGCGTCTGGTCAAAATGAACCTTACGGAATGCGCTACCAGACAAAGGCAGATAGAACAGCATCTGATCAGTTTCAGGATCATATTCCTTCATGACCTGCGTGATCTGATAGTTCATGAATTCCTGAACACGCGCTGCCTGCAGATCAGTGTTTGGACTCATCATGCCCACAACCTGTGTTTTAACAGGTCCACCAGGTGGCAACATCTCTTTGTATGCCTGAGCCTGAAACTGCGTAACAGACTCTGCGAGTAACGGGTGAATAATGCCGGAGGCACCCTCAAAAGGTTCAGATCTTTCTTCGAACTTCATGCCAAGGAATTCAAGACCTTCCCGATACTGCTGTTCCCATTCTTTGCGTGAAGCGCGATCGTCCTGGTAATCAGACATACAGTCTGAATAGATACGACCTAAGTCACCGGCATCAATAACCTCTGCGAGGTTGGCATAAAAATCCTGCCCCATATCCATCATTGGGGGCGGTGGCATACCAACCAGCATGGTGCCGTCTTCTAATATTTCATTATCGTCGTCGTCAAACTCTTCAAACATTTCATCAATGCGAGGTTCAACATCGACTAGGATTTCTTTTGAATTATCTTCAATACCTAGATCGTCAATGTCTATATCATCAACGCCGCGCTCAATGGCCATATGTATTTATCCCCATTTACTTCAATGCCCTGCCGTAGCCACGGGTTGCTGCGCCCACACCTCTGGGCTTTTTCTGAACTGAAGTTTTTTTCTTTACCATGCCGCCTTTAGCTCTTTTCTGAACTTCTTCAACTGTAACTTTACCTTTTTTTCTTCTGCCTGCTAGAGCACCTCTTTCAGCAGCCGCACCAGCCTTTGCAGTGGATCCCATGCTAGGACCACTAGCCTTGCGAGTTTTTGCCTTCTTGCCAGCCTTGGGAGTTTTGGGAGTTTTCGGAGTTTTCGGAAGAGTTTTAGATTCTTGTACACCTTCTTCGTTAGCTCGATTTATTTTATCTTGAGTGCTTTCTTCCAGCATTCTTCTTGTATCAGCAGAAGGAGGCCTATCTTTATACATTTGATCTCTAAGCTGTTTTTCTGCTCTTTTTACAGGATGAACATTAGAAGGAACTAAAGTTTTTTTCTTTTCAACAGGCTTTAGCCGCTTTTTCTTCGCCATTCCACCTGCAGCTCTTTTCTGAACTTCTTCGACTGTAACTTTACCTTTTCGTCTATTGGGTCGCGGTGCCGCACCAGCTTTTGCGGTAGATCCCATGCGAGGACCGCCCTGACTGCTGGGCTTGCTTCTGCCAGCGGGAGCAGTTGCCCTTTCTGCTTCTGCTTTAGCTTTAGCTTTTCTCTTGGCTGCTAATTCGGCTGCTTTTCGTTTGGCTGCTTGTGCAGCCCTTAAAGCTACATTTGTTTTTAACTTTCTACCCCCAGTAGCAGCATCAATTAGAACATTACGAGCTGTTCTAAAAGGCGTTTTTTTAGTACCGTAAACTTGTTGGCCAGTTTCTTGCATTTCCTTCAATAATTTTTTTACTCTTTTAGCCATCATCATCCTCGCTGTACAAGTTATTGAACACTCGCTGAGTGTCCCAGACATATCCTACATCTTCTTTCGAGTGATAGATATTCTGGTTTGGTTTAAAGTCAGGCGCACCTTCGCCGGTTTCGAACCAGGCAGGGTGTGTCACTCGTACCCTATTATTCGGTAAAGCGACTATGTTACCCGTGTATTCGCCTGCATCAAGTAGTTCCAGTATATGGCTTTGCTTGTGCTGCGCAGGATCATCAGCGATCTCGCTGTTCGTATAATCAACAGTGAAGTAATACTTGGCCGGATAGAATTCACCATCAACCTTTGCAATCCATGGTGCAGGAGTCGCACGATTGATCGTGTACACCGCATGATCATGTGACATGCAGTCCCACGGTTGCGCGAGATAAGTCGGCAACGCATCGGGCCACTCTTCCAGTGGCGTATCAGCGACTAACGCTGTGATGGGAAGCCTCGCCCACATGGCCCCGCCATGGATGTTAGGTTCATCTGTGTCATGCGCTTCACATCCTGTAAAGATAACCTGAAAGCTTAAACACCTGTTGGGCATGGTCGTTACGGCGACAACCATGGCGTGTAAGAACTCACCATGGTATCGCTCGTTATTGACAGTATATTCCCGCCTCACCCATGCCTTGAAGTAAGGGATACTGCTTTGTAAGTATGCCACCCTCGAGCAAACTCCTTATTTCATAGCTTTACCAAAACCTCGCTTGGCTATGCCAACACCTCGACGCTTGACGGCACCGCCTCGAGAATATCCTTTTGGATTTTTTTTCTTGCCGCCAACAGCACCGCCCTTCATCATGCCTTTTGGTTTAACGCCACGGCCTTTAAGCACATCAGCTTGCGTAACTTTGCCGTCACCTGTCAGATCAGGAAAGCCGCCTTTCTTCATGCCCCGTGGCATCTTGCCACCCATCATGCCGCCTTTCGCGGAACCTTTGGCCTTCATCATGCCGCCCATGTTTTTCTTAACAGGCTGCTTTTTCTTGGCTTTAGGCTTCGCCTTAGCTTTGGCTTTCGATGCCTTTTTCTTCGGTCGAACAAAGTCAATCAAACCTTTGTCACCACCAAACGCTTCGTCTTCACCTAACAAAGCTTTAGCGAGAACACCGCCAAATGGGCGAATCCTTGGCAAAACCTTACGGCGTTTTTTACCCCCACCTGTACCAGTGCCTGTGCCAGTGCCAGTTGTAGTTGTGTTGCTTTTCCTTGTTTCTTGTCTAGCAGTTATTACACCTTTCCTTTCTTTCTTTGCGTCTTCTGTAGCTTTCTTTAGACGCTTTCTTCGTTCTTCTTCTTTTTTCTTTTTAGCGTCTGTTTCTGCTTTTCTTCGTTCTTCTTCTTTTTTCTTTTCTTCGTTTCTTTTTGACTGAATTCCTGTAGCAGTAAGGGTTGCAGTACCAGCACCTATAGCAACATTTCTTTTGGTGGATGAGCCAGGAGGCTTTGGCGTTACATCTTTTTCAACCCTTGTTTGATTGTTGGTTTTTACGGGAGTTTTACTTTGCTGCCCTTTATTTGCACCGCCTCTTACTACTGTTGTGCCACCTGATTTTACGGGAGTTCTTTTTGCAGAAGTTGGTCCTCGAGATGAACCAGAAGCACGCTGGCTAGAAACATCAAATTTTCTTGCCGACACACCTTTTTTTCCAGAAACACCTTTTTTGCCGGAAACTTCACCTTTCTTTGAACCTTCTCTTTTCTTTCTTGCGCGTTCTTTTCTTCGCTCTTCAAGTGTTTTTTTAAGTTTTTTTCTCAACTTTTCTTGAGCAGTTGTTGCAATTTTTCTGGTGGACATAACTTTTTTCCAATCTAGTAGTATGAAATATTTCGTCGGGCAACGCGCTCATCAACCTCGTCAGATTGTAGCGTGATAAAGTTACCCTGCCTGAATCTTAGTATAGCTTGCGTCATAGAGTCTACATAATCATCGTGCGCACCGAAAGGAAACGATGCACATTCTTCAATAACCTCTTCGGCAAACAGATAGTCGGGTGCCCAGACAAGACCAGACTCAAATACGGGACTCGCAGAATGCACACGAGTCATCTTATCGTTACCGCGACTGGGCCGATAGTTCACTACAGGGATACCCATCATGCGAAGTTCCTGCGTTAATGGTGTACCACTCGCCTGAGCCTCTACCAGGACCATATCAGGGTCGTATTCACGGTAGGCTTCATGCGCGACCGCTTTTAATTCAGGGAAATCCCACCGACCACGCTCCGCATTCAGCAGAATAATCGCATCAGCCATGCCATCAC